GCCACACCCACACCGTCAGTAACACTGATCACGTCCATATTTGGACCGATTGACTTGCCTAAAAAAGTACCGGCACAGTCAATACCTTTCAAGCATTTTCACTACGGTGATAGTGACGCAGAAATTACACCCGGCAGAAATAACCGGGAAAAAGCGCTTTACTGGAAAATAAACGGACACAGGTACACTGATACGGATATCGTTATTTATGTGGACGGTAAAATACAGATCCTGGCGTATGACTTCCTGCAGCAGTGTATTGACGGGCTGGGTGAAAATGATTTTGCCATGCTGCGCCACGGTGAAAGGGATTGCATCTATAAAGAAATTGACCACATAGAAGCAAAAGTAAAAGCCGGGGACCCTTACCATGTAGCCAGGTACAAAGACAAACCTATACGCGCGCAGGTGGAAGCTTACCGCCAGGACGGTTACCCGTCAGGTGCAGGGCTGGGGGATTGCTGTATATTTATTTACCGCCGCTTTTCCTGGGTAATGATGATGCTGAATGATTGGTGGGATGATGTTTACATTAACAATGCGTTTGATCAGACAGCAGTGCGTTATCACGCCTGGAAACACGGAATAAAAATAATACCGCTGGCTTTTAAGCCCGCCAGCTTCAAGCATGTAAGGCACCAAAATAACAGGATATAGCTACCCATGATATCAATCTGCATACCCACTTATGACCAGCTGGGCCACGGTCCCAAAATGGTAACAGAGCTGCTTAACTCACTGCGCACCCAGCGTATCAGCGTACCTTATGAAGTAGTGATCAGCGATACGTCCACCACAGATGCGATACACAGTATTTGCATGTCCTCAGGTCTAAATGTGCAATATCACAGAGGCACAGAATTTGGTGCAGCCCCAAATATTAATAATGCAATATCGCTTGCAAAATATGACCTGGTAAAGCTTATGTGCCAGGATGATGTATTTGTAACCCGTGACGCGGTGATGCTGTTTGTAGAAGCCTTGCGGCGCAGTAAATGGGTTATCAGTAATTCCCTTCATATCAATGCCCGCGGGGTAAAAACATTCAGGAAGATGGCCCGCTATGATCATAACCAGTTTGATAAGAATATAACTGGCATGCCTTCGGTGATCGGGTGGCATAAATGCGACTTGCGTTTTGATGCAAGGCTGAACACGTTTTGTGATATGTATTTTTATTATCAGCTTTATGAGCTGTACGGACAGCCGGGCCACATAGATAAATACTGTATAGGGCAGCGGTTTTGGTCAGGGTCCCTGTCACGCAATCAGCCAGGCTACCATGATCAGGACCGGCAATTTTTAATTGATAATAAGATGATCAAACTACCGTTACTGAGTGAAGACAGAAAACTGCTGATAGAAATGAACCGCGCAGCTGAAGGACTTGACCAGGCTTATGCAAATGTAAGCGCGGTACTTGACCGGATCCGTAAACACCTGGATAGCTATTAACTCATGCGTGTAATAATACCATACCGCCGTGATCTGAACAACGGGCGTGAGCTGCGCTATGCTATCCGGTCCATGTATAAATACTTTACACCTATTTCGGGGGTCCTTCTGATAGGTGACCGGCCCAGGTGGTACAAAGGTGATCACCTGCCTGTAAAGCATATAAGCCACAAGGAAAGTGATATAATTAATAAAATCCTGCAATGCCCGGATGAACATTTTTTGTTTTGCATGGATGATAATTTTGCTTTGCAGCCTTTTGATGAAACCCTGCCGCTGATGTATGAAGGGCCACTACAGGGAAGAAAAGAAAAAGGAAAATATAAAACCCGCATAGATAACGTGCTATCCGTTTACCCGGATGGCTATTTTTATGATATCCATGTACCGCATATCATTAACCGGTATGCATATCATAGCAGCTTGCCCGATGATTGGCGCACACGTGAGTATCTTTGCAAATCTTTATACGGTAATTTTATGCGGGTTTACTACCGGCTAAGTGCTTCACATGCCCAGGTAACAGACTATAAGATATCCAGTAAAGAAAGTTTAACAGTGGACACAGCGCAGCCGTTTTTTTCAACTATTGATTACCTGGCGGGCAAAATAAAATTTGAAATGCTATACCCTGAACCTTCGCCGCATGAATAAAGAAAAACCCAGGGGCATAGAAATAAATTTTAAGCCCAGCCAAAAACAGTCTATTGCCTGGGGCTATCTGATGGACCAGGAAACAAACTATGTAGGCTACGGCGGGGCGGCTTACGGCGGTAAATCTTATCTGCTTTGTTACTGGTTACTGATCATGTCTATTGCTTATCCCGGTACTGCCTGGGGCCTGGGCCGTAAAGAATTGTCCGTACTTCGCAAAACCGTACTGCTTACCCTGTTTAAAGTATTTGAAGAAAGTAACGTAAAACCGGGACGGGATTTTGTATACAATGCGCAGCAGAATATCATTACTTTTTCAAATAAGTCTATCATATTTTTACTTGATACGGCTTATTATCCCAGTGACCCGCTATACACCCGCTTTGGTGGACTTGAATTAACCGGGTGCGCGGTAGATGAATCAGCGGAAACTGATGAAGGCGCTATACAGATCCTTTTTACCCGCACAGGCCGTATGCACAACGGCAAATATAAAATCGGGCGTAAGTTCCTGGAAACATTTAACCCCGATAAGGGGCACGTATACCGTAGGTATTACCAGCTGTGGAAAACAAACCAGTTAACCAGCACTTATAAATTTATCCAGGCCCTGCCAGCAGATAACCCGGCACCTGATGCGGCAGAATATGTGCGGGGCATACTTGATACCGCAGATGAAACAACCATACAGCGTTTGATCTATGGAAATTTTGAGTATGACGCAGATCCGGCAAAGCTTATAAGCTATGACAAAATCCTGGATATATTTACTAATTCACACGTGCCCCCAGGCAGAAAATGCATAACGGTTGACGTGGCACGGTTGGGCGGTGATCGTATAGTAATAATAGAATGGGAAGGCTTCAGGGGAAAAGTGCGTGCAACGGACCGGCAAACGCTTGACAAAACCGGTGCCATGATCGAAGACAGCCGCTACCGGTTGAAATGCGGAGTATCTGACGTGCTGGTAGATGAAGACGGCATGGGTGGCGGCATTGTAGATTTTCTGAAATACAAAGGCTTTGCAAATAATGGTCAGCCGCTACCTTCACCGGAAAAACCGGAGTACAAACAGAATTTTGATAACTTGAAAAGTCAGTGCGGTTATGGCATGTGTGACATAATTAATGCAAATGGTTTATATTTGGAGTGTGAGCCGTGGATGAAGCCATTAATTATTCAGGAACTTGAACAAGTAAAACAAAAAGCGGTAGACAATGATTTAAAAAAAGGCCTGGTATCAAAAGACAAAATGAAAGAGATACTAAGGCGTTCACCGGATTTTTGGGATACTATTTTAATGCGGTACTGGTTTGAGTTAAAACCTAAATTTAAAATGACCGCGGTAGCGGTTTGATCCAAAATATGAGAAAAGCCCTTTACCTTTTCTATGTTCCGCTGCTACTTATTGAATGGGCCATAGACCTTGCCTGTGCTATCTGCACCGCAATCCACAAAGCTTTTGAAACCCTCACTTTATCTACTGAAAAATATATAAATGAGCCTGCTATCAAGGAAACTGCAAAATAAATTCACGGTTCCCGTGAACCAGCCAGCTTTGAACCTTTCACCCGATGCGCAATTTCGTTTGATCAGTGGCAGACTTGTAACCTACCTGAATAATAACCGCACTTATCTTGACAAGGGTTATGATATCAATGACATAGTATATGCGATAATTAATTTGATCATGGATAAATGCCGGGTTGCGCCCTGGGGCATTTATAAAATCGAAGATGAACAAGCCTATAAGCGCTACTGCGCTTTAATGAGTAAAAAGGATCTGAGCACGCAAGATTTTGTGGACCTTAAAAAATACCAGCGCAAAGCACTTACTCCGGTAAAAGATGCAGGCAAGTGGGGTGAACTCATACAATATCCCAATGAGTTTGACGATTTTCAAACCCTGATAACAAACGGTATCGGGTATGACTGTATTTTAGGTAATAACTATATCCTGGGACGTGTGCTACCTGGGGGCGCTAACGCTGGAATACCTAACGATTTTTGGTTACTGCCTGCACACCGTACAAATATTTGGACTACTGACACCTTCCCGGCAAAGATCATAAAGTATACAGTAGATGGCTGGGGCAATAAAGAATATCTGCCCAGTGAAATTTTGCACCAGCGTACTTTTAATCCTGGGTGGGACGTGAACGGTGTACAGCACTACGGTGTAGCACCACTTCGCGCAGCGCTTAGACTTTTACAGCGCAATAATTCAAGCCTTACTGCTACCGCGTCCGCTTTCGACAACGAAGGCGTGAAAGGTATACTATACATGCAGAACCAGGTGGGTAATGTGGACGGTGACCTGATAAAACCTGAAATAGATGCGCTTGCAGATACGCTGCGCACTGAATGGACGGGAGCAAAAAACCGGGGGCGCATAGGCCTGGGCGGCTATAGCATGGGTTGGCTTCCCATAGGGCTTAACAGCGAAGAAATGCAGGTAATTGAATCAGAAAAATGGGACCTGCGCCGCCTGTGCTCAGTGTGGGGCGTGCCTTCGCAGCTGCTTAATGATGATCAGCGGGCCTATAATAATTTTAAGGAAGCAAATGAGCACCTTACTTCCCGGTGCTGTATACCCAGGCTATTTAAGCAGCGTAACACCTGGCAGCGTAAAGCAGTAACTGAGTGGGGTCTACCTAAAAACTGGGTACTTGATTTTGATATGACCGTCTACAGTGAATTGCAAGCGGATGTGAGTAAGACGGTTGAATGGTATTACAGGCAGGCTATCATCATACCAAATGAAGGCCGCGAACTTGCAAACCTATCTGCTATTGATGACCCCAGGTATAATGAACCCTGGCAGCAGTCAATGGGTGAATGGGGGCCGGTAAGTGAACGTGATGCAAATGAAGTTGATAACGCATTAAATACGCCTGATGATGAAGATGAAGACACGAGAGAAAATGATATATGAAAGATATCCGATAAGTAAAAAAGAAAATTGCAGCGCTGCTAAAAAGCACATGGACGGCTTGCGTGATGCATACCGTAAAAGATTGATCCAGCAAAGCAAAGAGAAAAAAGAATATTGAACCTACGCCGTTACATAAGACAAGTCACACGCGCAAACAGAAAGTTTGAAGTAAAGTATTACCCTAAAGTAAAAGCGGCGCTGCAATTAAAAGTTAACAGGTTAATTGAAGCGCTGAAAGCCGGGGGCTACGCTGCGGGGTTTGCGCATCTTAATCGTGACGTAGGTAACCCGGCGCTTGCGCGTGTGATCAGGCAGCTATATCAGGAAGTAGGTTTATTTCATGCCCGCAACAGTGAAAGGTTACTAAGAAATGAGCTTGCAGGAAAAAAGTTTTGGCAACCGCAGCCGGAGCAAAAAGATTTCCGCTATGCCGGTACCTGGCTGCAAACGATCATAGAATATCTGCGCCGCAATTTACTTGACCTGATCACTTTTGAAGTAAGCGCCACCCA